TGTCCCAAGAATTTTGCCAATTGGGCTGCTGAGTATCTTTTTAACCCCTTTACCAACGGAGACAAAAAAGCTACCAAGTGCCTTGAACGGATTCCAAAACTCAGGCAGTCCAGTAACTGGGTTAATCGTGCCGGAGCCGCCACGGGAGCGCAGTAGTTTGGCTTCTTGCGGCGTGATATGCGCCAGCATCGTATCGCCATTACGGCCAGCATTAGCCACGATCCGCGCTGCTTCAGCAATGCCGCCACGGGCAAAGGCTTGTGGCTCGGGCATCGTTGCCATGGATTGGCGGCTGCGCTGCTCTTCGAGCAAGACTGACAGCATAGCGCCCAAGAACTCTTCGTCATATTCAGCAGGAAGATCGCCCTCCTCCATGACGCCTTGTTTGATCAGCTGCGCAATACTTTCCGCATAGCTTTCCGGGTTCTCTATCAATTGCTGCACAACAGCAATCATCTGCCCTAACTGTTCATCATTCAGGTCAGCGAGGTTTGCACGAATCTCATCCAGCGCTTCCTGTAGCTCCAAATCCGCATCAGGACGGGCTTGTTGCAGCCCCTGACGAGCCGCATCATAGGAGTCCATGTAGCTCAGTTGTGGCATTGTTTCCCCGCCGCCAGCAGGGAGGGCCATGATGCCTTGTCCGTCAGTAGCCATGTTCGTTTCCTATCAAGAACAATTGCCTAAATTATCTCGCATTTACTGCGTTAAATCATAAAAAGATATGGAGCCCACACCACTTCCGTTGGTCGCGCCACTCACCGTCCGAACCGCCAACGTATAAATATCACTGGTCCCAGCAATCGATGCACCTAACTGCAAATCCCAGTTGTATCCGGTAGGTGCAGCAGTGGCCTGTGTGCCACCGCTTCCTGTCGAAGTAACATAGTCCGTTTGGACAATGCTGCCTACATTAGATATTGCAGTAGCGGCAACATCAAACTCCACATTACTGTCTGTGGGCACCGTCGCAGCCCATGTTGCACCAGTCAAGGTAGGATTCTTCAGCAGCGCTACTTCGTAGTTTTGGCTGGTTAATGGCAAAAACTGTACCCTGTTTGGCAACACCACGGCCCCAAGCCGCCCAGAGGCCAGACGGATAGAAACAATCGGAAAAAACGTAGCGGTTGTGTTAATACCAGTAAATTCTGTTGTTCGTCTAGCAACATGGTCTATCGACGTTTGTTCAAAGCCGCCTTCCGACACTACAGAGCAGCAGATCGCCTTCATGGAAGCAGCAACTGCCGCGCTACTTACGATTTGATAGCGAACAGGCAGAATCGCTGTGGTCATGTAGACGTTTGAGATATCGTTGGCGTTATTGAAGGTGTGGCAAACAATATATTGCCCATTAATAATGAACCCGCAACGAACCGAACCTACGCCCAACCACTCAAAATCCATCCAAAGAATTTGTGCCTTCGATGGGTCAAGCGTTAAACCACTTTCCCCAGTGCCATCCAACTTGTCCCCGTTCCACGAAGATTGGTTCACGGTCCGCGCATTACTGACCGACCCCGTGACATACGAGCGTAGGACAAAGGAACTTGTACCGGATGTGCGCTGGAAGAATACGCCATTCTGATCATTGAAATAGCCCACCCGTTGAGTAAGGCTAGCGCTGTTACTACCGTCCATAACAAAGGTGGCCAGTACAAGAAGACCTTTGCCGGGCTGATAAGGGAAGGAGCGATAAGTTTGTCTAGTTACTTCGCCTACCCCAGATGCGGTAACAGACATTTGCAACGCAGCTTCGTTTGGCAAAAAGCTTGTTGCACCGGTGCCTGTGGCGACAATATCAAACTGGTTGTCAGACGCATATCTACTTTGGCTATCAAAAAGCGTATATGGCTCACTAACTCGCAGTCGCCCAAAAGCATCGGTGTTAGTCCCACCTATTGATACCGGAATTGTCGAGGCAGTAGCCATAAGTTGACTTATAAAAGTGTCCAGCGTAGTGAAATACTGCCGGAGAATATTAGTAAGAGCATCTTGATAAACACGATCATATTCTTCAGGTGCATAAGGGAGTACCGGTGCCTTTACTAATGTAAGATCAGATTCCTGAATGGTGATAAATGTTTCCATGCTCACCTTCTACCGTCTGGACGGATATCCATCTTGCTTGTGCCGAGTTGCCATTGGGTACCCAAATCGCTCGAAGACACCTTGAAGGACATCTGTCGCCCACGAACTCTCGTATACACGATCTGTTCAAATTGCTGAACGGTGTATGTCTTTTGCGCCCCGCTATAGTTTTGATCTGACTCTACTAATAGCGTAGGTGGAACCGGATTAGTTTGATACGGAGCTCCGGGGTTCTGTCTTGGCAACAGCGTAAAGTACGCTCTCGGTGTTTGCGATGTTGCACCTGCGGTATTAGAACCATCAAAAGTGATATCAGGAATCATCCGCCAGACAAAAGAATACTGATCTCCCTCTCCTATATCAAAGTCGGAAGATTGGATGTAAGCAGTTATGGCAGAAGGCGGGTTGGTCTCTCCGTTGTTTACTGCTGCCTCATGCTCCACCATGATGTTGTTGGTCGTGATTGCAATTGGGAAGTTCTTGGTCCCCGTGTCGAGCCACGCGGTCCGATTTAGTGTTCCGTAATACCACACGCCATCTAAATAGTTGTAGATGACATACCGATCAATTACGTTCGATCCGCTGGAGCAGTAGTACCACCATACCTCACTGAATCCTTCGTTTGTCCCAGCAAAGAATTGCGATTGCTGTTGACGATTTATATCGTCATAAACGTACTTACGAACAGAACACGGCAAAGTCTCTACTCGGCCCGAGTAAGCGTAAAACTTATCTACCCCCATCCAATAGGTAACCCCCGATGCAGTAACAACTGCATTCGGAGAAATAATAGAAATATTACTGGCCAGCAGAACAAAGCTCCACACATAAGGAGGGCCAAGATACTGCATTGAATACAACGCCGTGTCTGTAAACACGACAATCTCTTGTCGTGTTTGAATTGCTGTAACAATTGTCGAACCTTGCGATAACCGATAGTCACCTGCTTGGTTAGTCGCGGTCGGAATCCATGTGGCAAAGTCTTCCTGATTCGACCACCGAATATTCATCGGATCGAGCGTGGTATCAAAATAAACACCACTTGGGTCATTGCATCCAAAGGCAATAACGATTCGAGTCGAGTCCGACACCAACAATGTATTTACTTGATCCGGGCAGCTCGAATCAGTGGCTACGGGAGTCCATCCGACAGGCGTAACTGCGCCCGGCTCTAATTGAACACCGGGCTGAGAAAAGTTAGGTGGGATAGCATTTGTCGGCTGCCATATATAAATGGCACCCCCACGTGGGCTAAACAGGAGATATTCACCAAAGGTGGCTTGGCTCCAAAGACGTAACTGCAAGACAGAGGTTGAGGAGTCAAAGCTCGAGCCCCACGTGTCACGGCCCCACGGTCCAGTGCCCCAACCAGTACCTACCGTTGCAATAGCCGCACCGGTATTTATTTGGTAGGTTGAGTCAACTGCCCCTCCGCCATTGCCTGTATCACTGTTGTTTGCCGCGATATTTGCACCGGGAGAGACAATGTCAGAAACGGCCCTTGGCGCAACATAATATACAGACCCACTTTCCTGCAATGCGATTTGATACTCTTGGTTCAGCACCGGAGCAGTGTAGTTCCCACCTAATGCAGAAGCACTTGAAAAAGTCACAAAGTCATCTTGCTGCAAATCGGCAACAGACGCATCAGTTACTTTTAAGTAGTACGATCCAACAAATGCGCCATTGGAGTGAGAGGCAGCGGTTGTGTCGTTGTATCCCCGCGTACATCCAGACAACACATTTCCTGTCCGACTACTGTAAGTTATCTGCTCGGAGTCGATAAGAATCCAGCCCCCTAGTAGGAGGTCCGGGAAATTAGTTCCGCTAGTCAGCGTTATCGTCGTATCTGTGTCAGATATGCCACCGTTTAGCGTGGTTCTTCCCGCCGCAAACACAGCTGCATTATTTGTGGTCTCTCTGATTGGCGTTATGTCGCGATATACCCCGCCGTTCTCTAAGTAAAATTTTAGATTTGTACCTAGCCCGACTATGTTAAAAGAACTGAGCGTAATCCAGTTAGAAAGGGATCGGCACACACCAAGGAACGTGTTATAGCTGACCGCTGACCAGCCGCCTATTTTCTCTGGAAAACCAGAGCGAAAACGAACCTTATCGCAATCAAACCACCCGCCTTCCCCAGATAAAGTTGTAACCTCTCTGTTTACTCCGGGGCGGAATTGTAATTTCTGTAGCGGCATCTTAGCCCCTTACATTGCAGCGATAACGAACGCCAACAATTCATCATAACGAATGCCTAGTCGAGTTATTTCCGTAGCCCCCTCAACGGGTGACCTATATATAACTCTTTCCATCCGCATTTCTTGAGTAGGTGGGTACAACCTCTCTTCCATTTTTTCCCACCATGTGTCAGAACAGAACATGCCGTAACGAGCCGCATCTAGCCCTTCTGCGATAAAGGCATCACGGACATCTTGGGCTATGACACCTACGTGGATTCGAGCCGCATCCCCTTTAACATTCACTGCGTCGATGATTCGATATTTTTTAATTAGAGATTTGATACGTACAGCTACTCTTTTTTCTGCTTCGTCTAAATCAGCAATGTCTTGCTTTGTATTGGCATCCGAAGTATTAATCGTGCCGATAGCCGCAAAAACTTGTGCCCATCTAGCGCCTGTAAACCCGAGTGAAGTGCTGTTATCACTATTTGGTTTAAACGATCCGTTTTCTACAGTTACGCGCCCGGTTCCCCCTGTGGAAATAACTACCGTATCAGTTCCGCTAAATATAGACTCTTCGCTACCTGCCGTTGTTGTGAAGTTTATGTTTTGTGATACGAGGCCCCCCGTAAATGTTTTTTGCCCGGTAAATGTTTGAGC